CACCGATGCCGAAGGGCGCCTCCTGCGTCGCCTCGGCCAGTCGGCCATAGAAATGCTGCTCAGGGTCTGTGCCCATGTTGTATCCCATGGCTCGATCGCTCACGAAGCGACTGACACCGCGAGCGACGATGCGACCGCCCAAGTAGTCGTAGCCAATTTTGGCGGCCGCCGCGTAGGTCGCATATCGAACAAATTGACCGCCCATGCCTTGAGATGCCGCGGCGCCTCCAGCCGCGGCTGTCGCTCCAGCCGACGCGGCTTGGCGCGATGCAAAGATAGAGGAAAAGAATGAGCTTGGGGCACTACGGATCATGCCAGAGTAGTAACCCTGAGCTCCGCCTGGTCCGGTAAACATGCTTGTCATTACATCCCCCAGTAAGTCGCAAAGTTTTTGCAGGCTGTCACAAACGCTGTGACGGCTTGCGGTCCTAGACTCAAGACTGCGGTAAAAGCCTTTTCTGCGGATTCTGCACTGCGGACCGTGGCCTCATTGACGACGTCCGGACTGGCCATGATTGCGGCGCTTTGCTTCATGACCATGTCGAAGGCCTCGCGGTCGCCCTTAAACATCCGCACCTTTGCATTGAAGATGTCCATGAGATAGCGTTTGTTTGATTTCGGGCCCTCGTCAATCCCTGAGCCTGTGTAGCGAACCCTCGAATCTTTGGCCAGGTCTCTGGAGTAGTCTGAGTCCACGAATTGAATGCGCTCAGAGCGCACAAGTTTTTCGACCTCTTTTTGCGCCTCATCGTAAGGCTGGTAAAACTGCCCCAGAGAGAATCCGACAGAGGGCAAGTATTGCCCGGCATGAATGAGGAAATTGGAACTGATCGGGCCGCCGAGATCGCCGTAGTCATAGCCATAGGTCGTCATTTGTTCGATTGCAGCGAGCTCGGCACGGACCGATGGCGCTAGGACCTTTGAAGCCCCGTAGAAACTCGCGCCCTCGAAGAGGTTGCCCTGAATCCCAAAGGCTGAAAACTTACCTCCGTAGCTGCCAAAGAAGGCTCGGTCAAGAGCTCGGTCATTCAGGCCCGCTGTCGCGAGGCTTGAAATTCGGCGAGCGAGCAATGTCTTGGTTCGCATTGTTTGACCTCATGGAATTTAAAGCCTCGCGAGTCGCCAGCAGCATCCCCTTTGCGTTGGCCACCTCCTCGAAGTCTGCGAAAGCCTCCGGGAGTTGCGCCAAGCTCTCGCGGAATTCGGAATCACTCAGGGCTCGAGCCAGCGCTGTGATGTCCTCCTGGCGCTTTGCCTTGCCGGCCTCGACGAGCGCGGCACGGTCCTCCTGACTGAGCATCGACCACTCTCCGGGGCCGATCGAGGCGACTCCTGTCGCGAGGAACATCCGCCAGAACATGACCTTGTCTTGAGTCATAGGATGCTCGCAGTCTTGCCGACTCGCCCGCTCGTCATGCTGCTGGAACTCGTCGGCAGGCCCAGGAATGTCACGTAGAGATTCTGCTCACGAAGGATTGAAAACCTTAATCCGAGCTCCTCAGTCCGCGCCATCGGCACAGCATTCAGAAGAATGAAACCGGGGGCATCCGGATCATCAGGGGCGAAGAGAAGAGAGAGAGATTTGGTTTTCGAAAGAAAGGTTGGGTCGCCGCCGATCGTGGTGATACTTGCGGCGTGGTTGGGCAAAACTCGCTCGAGGGCGTCGTCGTCGCGGCTTCGAAGCGACACCATGACGAGAGGCTCGTCGGCGAAGGTGATGACCTCTCCGGCCTTGCCGAGCTCGTCGAAATACACGGGCTCGTGTCGTAGGCCCATGTCGAGCCAGAGGCCCGTAATGGCGCCTAGGACTACGCCGCCGTGGTTGTTGTCTGGGTCGTAGCCCGACGGACTTGCAATGAGCTTGCCTGGCGACCGAAAGATATTTGCAGCTGTGGGCTCAGCCATAGATCAGCTCGCATCGTCGTTGGTTGGCATGCCCGAGTAGGGCAGCACAATGCCGCTGGAAACTTGAGCCTCGGCAGTCAACCAACGCTGGTTGATGCCGTCGCTGCTTTGAGTGATCGTTTGGGCGAACAGGTCCCCGACCTGAAAAGGCGTTGCGCCGCCGAGGATCCAATACCAAAGGCCATTGATGGCCACCGGCGAAAACAAGCCGGACTGAATAATGTGAGCTTTGCCCGTCGACCAGTTCGCGCCTGTGATGGCGAAGTTTGCTGAGTCTGACCACCAATTTTTTGCGTAGAGGTCCTTGTCGATGTCTACAACAGCCCAGGTGTAGGCGCCATCTCCAAAGCTCCCTCCGTCGAGTTGGAAGGTCTGAGACTTGGATCCCCAGGTCAGCGTGATATCGAGGTCCGATGTGCCTTCTCTATAGATCAGCGCCGCTGGCAAGTAAGGGGTGCGTGGATTAAACGAGGCGCCTCGCTGAGCGAGGTTTTGAGTGATCGTTCCGTTGCCGACGAAGCTGAGATGATAGGCCGTCGATGCGCCGCCTGCGGGATAGCGCGCTGCGAAGTCCAGCCCACAACGAAAGTTCGTCGTAGCGCTCATTGTCCAGCCGTTGAACGCACCGACCGCGGCCGGCGTGACCGGGCTTCCGGCCGTCGGCTTTGTTCCGGTGAAGCCCGCAAACCTTGAGTTTTGGAGATTCGCCTCGCTGTCCCAGGCGGCAGCGATTGGCAGAATCAAGCCCGATCCACCCGGCGCGTTGGCGCCGCGATAGCTGAAGAGCTCGTTGTTGCGTTTGCCGGCTCCGGTGCTACCCGCAGAGCCCTGGGCATTGGTACAAAGAATCGTCGGTGCGTCAGCCCTGGAGCTCTGGATCTGATTCCCGAGAATGTCAAGACTAAGGCATTTTGCGATGCCGGTGCCGACGTTCGAGCCGCCAGCGGTGACTGAGCCAACAGACATCGCGCGAGTCTTGACTGTTTTTGCGTTAGCTGTCATGTAGTCGCGCAAGTCGCGGAGTTGCTCTTCGTAGCCAGAGAGAGGCTTTTCAATCGCTAAGCTGACTTCGTCAAGAAACGGCGCAAGGAATGACTGCACAGACGATGGCTCTAGACGGCCGTTGATTGAGTCTAGAAGGCCGCGCGTCTGGAGAAGCACATCATCAATTCGTTCGCCCTCGTTCGCCGCCTGCACGGCGGCACGCATAGCGGCGAGATTCGGACTATTCGAATCTCGAAACTTCTTGGTCTGGTCGAGCATTTTGACGCCGAGACCAAGAAGCGTCATGGCGTTGGTGAACGAGAGCGCTGTCATTCCTGCTCCTTTTTAAGCGGTTGTGTCGGGTCGAATACAGCGAATTTCCGCTGTTCCGTCCTCTGAGTCGCGGACATCAACGACATCCCAAGAATTGCCTGCGTAAGTCAATTTTCCGCCGCGCTCAATTGTGACCGTCGATCGCACGTGAAACAGAGCGTTTTGAAAGCCATCGAGAGCGCCGACCATTTCGTTGTAAAGCATTGTAATGGTCGTATTGGTCGATCGAGACGGAGTGGCGTAGGAAGCCTCGACACCCATGACGGTCTCGAGCTTCCCATACCCGCGAATGAAGGATCGGTCAAAGATCGCCACGATCCCCCCTGCGCTCAGTTGGTGTTGGTGAGCAGGTGACCAGCGCCGACGAGCAAACGTTTCTGGTGGTAGTTGATGCGAGCGCGGACCATGTCCGAGCGGCGCCTCTCATCGCGGTAGGTTTCGACGATCACATCGCCAGCACCGTCCTCGATGAAATGAAAGGTCCGTCCGATGCAGGGTTCGGCTAGGTCTTTCGTCGTCGCCAGCTTGGCGACCATGCACATCGTCGACGGCCAGATGCGCCCGCCAGAATAGCCCTGAGCCTTGTTGACGGTGTTTCGGGTCGCGCTGCAGACGATGACCTTTTCGACGTGGAAGAGCGCGGCGAGCTGCTGCTCCGTCACCTTCTTCGGATCGTCGCTGCCGTTGTAGACGACCTGGCTCTTAATCTGCGCGTTGGTCTGGAGGTCGAGAAAAAGGTCTTTGCTCATAATGACCACGTTGGGCTCGTCGCCGCAGCTCGCGGCGATTTTCTGCTGGGCCGCAAGGACGTCGTCAACCGGAGTGCTTGTCGCAGGGACATTCCACTTGACGCTGACGTTGGTCGTGAGAGCCGCTCCAGTCCAGATGTTTGTGTTGAAGAGCACGGCCGCGAGGTCAATCTCCAACCTGCGATAGAGCTTGTTGCGCGTGCGCTTGGTCGCGATCATCTCGGCGTCGAAGCTGTATGCAAAGATTCGCTTGTTTGCGTCGTCGACGCGCTCCTCAAAGCCGTGCTCCTCGCAGAGAAAGCTGTCCTGCCCGACTTTCGAGTCGGCCTCCTGGTAGGAGCCGTCGGGGTTGCGCAGAGTATCGGAATCGACCTGCATCTCTTCCGGCGCAATACTCGAGAAGTTGGCGGCCGCAACTTTGGTTGGCAGGATCGGGAAGATCTCCAGCGCTTTGAAGCGCTGGGCCTCCCGGTCCAACGAAAGGCCTTCGAACGCCATCGCAAGGTCGGGGCGTTGGAAGGCGTTGGTGCTGACAGAAACAGTCATTGTTTTCTCCTCTTATAAGTCGTCTTTTTCAGAAAGGGGCCGGACGTCCGGCCCCAGCCCTTCCAACGCAGAATCAGTGAATCATTGAATCAGCGGACCTGAGACGACAGGATGTAGTCAATCTCCAGCGACTCGTTGTTCGCTGAGCCGTTCTTGACGCCGGCGCCAGCGTTCATTTCCGTGGCGCCGGTGTAGGTGAATGACTGCGAACCAACGAGAACGCTGTCGATGTAGAAACTGGCCGTGGCGGCCGTCGAGCTCGTCGGGATGATGACGATTTCAAGTTTTTGAGGGTTTCCCGCGCCTGGCGCCGCCGGGATGTCCGACAGCGTGACTTCGGTCTGGGTCGTGCCGATGCTGACCATCGCCCGCCAGGTCGTTCCGCCATCGACCTTGTAAAAGACGGCGCCGCTGAAGTTGGCCTGCGGGCCAGCTCCGTTGTCCTGGATGGCGTTCGCGGCGATGGCGCTCATAAAGCCGAGGAGCACATTGGCATCGTCGGTGTTGGCCTCGGTCCAGCCCACCTTTGAAGCAAAGTACAGCGGCTTCCCGTTGGCGATCAGGAAGATTTCGGCCGTGCTCTTGATATAGGCCTCGTCGTTGTCCGCTACGGTGCCATCGCTCGGCACTAGGTCAAGCAGTCCGCCAGCGCCGTCGCTCACCGTAGCGGTGCCAGAATCGGTGAGCACACTGGTGAAACGCTCGGTCGTGGTGAAGTAGAAGAAATCGTCGAAGAGCGTGAAAGCGTTGACCAAGTCGGCAGCCGCCAGGCTTTCAAGCAGAAGAATTTCGATCTCGTCGCCCGGGGTCGTCGCGGCCTGAAGGGCGATGCCGACAGCGCGACCCGTGCTTGATGAGCTCACCTTGCCGGCCGCCGTCGGGTAGACCTTCGAGCCCAGGGCAATGGCCGCCGAGGCGATGACGACGACTGAGCCCTGCTTGTTCATCAGGGCGACCGTTACCGGGGTTCCAGATGCGCCGTAGCCCGCACCGAGCGCCTTCACGACGCCGATGGGATTGTCGCCAGGCCCGGCAAGAATGACCTCACCATCAGAGTTGAGTTTAACGAGGAGGTTGGTTAAGAGATCCTCGCCGGCGCGGAAGGTCTTATACCCACCGTCATTGAAGCTTGCTGAGACTGCCATGGTTTCCACCTTTTACTTTGAGTTTTTCAATTGAGCTTTGAACGAAAGAATGAATGTCAGCCAATATCAGCCGCTGACATTGGCCGCTTTGATCACTGACTGGTGGAGGTCTTTGTTGGCGGTGGCGGCCGCGCTCAAAGCGTCGTCGCGGCTCAGTCCCTTGGCCTCGAAGCTGGCGACGAGCTTCCGAAACTCGACCATGGGCTTTTGGGCTGGTGGGGGAATCCGATCGGAAGCTTCTGCGCGGACAGGCGCTGCGGCGTCGGGGGCTTTTGCTAGCGGCTTCGAGGCCTCGACAAGCTTCTCTCGCATTTTGGCTAGATAGCCCGCCTGGGCCTCGACAAGCGTCTTGCCAGAAATGATTGCATCGAGGGCGTAGCCGGGATCGTCCGCGAACTCGGCTTTGATTGCCTCGGCATCAGGATTGGACATCTTTCTCTCCTCTCGAGCCGGGGTTTCGGGCGTCGCCCGGGTAGCCGCCAGCACTTCGGTTTTGCAGTCCGCTCCGAGAGTGAGCACCGATGTCTCTCTCAGTCGTGCTGCGACGTTGTAGAAGGGGCCGTCGATGGAACGTCCGTTGATCATGATGGACATTCCATCATCGACGAATTGAACATCCATGGGGTCGGCACCAACGGAGGCCTGCCATGGGTAGTCGTCATCGGCTAACTCCAGAACAGTCTTGGAATCGGGCGTGTTTACACATGCGGCACGCATTTTTAATTCGCGGCCGTTGTTTTCAATCTCAACGCAATAACCGACAATTCGATGGCGGTCATGCTCGAAAAGTATGGGATGGCGGCCGCGCCCCAAATCAATGCGTCCCAAATCCAGAACAACTGGATAGGACCAACCGCTGAGATCCATCTTGTCGCCGGAGTAAGCATCGATATTGAGCCAGCGCTTGGCCTTCTTTCCATCGGCAGGCGCTTCGTCTTCTCTGACGATCGACGCCTCCGCCCTAATCTGGCCAATAATCTCAATTCGCTCGGTTTTCATTTTCCAGAATCCTCCGGCTGCACAATTTCCGACGTTGACTTCGTGGTGTTAAATGTCGTGCCCTGCGGAACCTTGCGGTTCAGGACATCGCGCCAAGAAATATCCTCGCCGGTCTCTTTAGATATTTTTTGAGCCATGAGAATTGCCTGACGGATTGCGCTGGCCTGATCTTCGACGGTCTCTCTTACTGTGTCCTCCCAGGACAATCCTCGTTCCGCCAAAATGTCGCGCGGACTGCCGAGAAGATTTTCAATTTGGTATGCGTCGGCCTGGGCGTCTTCCAGTGGCTTGATGTAAGACCATCCCGTGAAGGACCACCTGTGACGAACCAGGTCGGAATCAAGCAGTCTCCAGCCGCGCTGGAAGGCCAACCAGCGCACAAAGAAACGATAGGTCGGTGCGCAGAAGTAGTTTTCAAGCCGCGCCTGAAGAGCCTTGAAGCCCTCGCGCGCTTCTGTAATTTCTCCGCGGTAGCCGTGAAAATTGGTTTCACTGGCATCGAGAAGCGCCAAGCAAAGAGGCATGCCGACGTTGGCGCCGATCATTCGCAGGAGCATCCGCATGTGGCCCATGAAATCACTGGTTGCCGCCGAACCACCAATCATGTGCAGTTTTTCGCCGGGAGCACCCTTTACGACGGCTCCCGGGCTTAGTTTTTCATAGACCCTCGTTGAGGTTCCGTAGGTAACGGTCTCCTGTGGCCCCAGTTCCGTATCAGACTCATTGGCCATGGTCCGCTCGATAAAGGTGCCGATGCACGCGCTCAGCTGCTGCTGCAGGATCTTTGCGAAGTTTAAATCGTCGAATTGCCCAGCGAGCTCGACGACTGGTGTAAGCGCTGGCATTCCCCTGTGCATCGAGATGCGTTTTGGTTTCGGACGAATGTGGAAAACGAGCGGGTTGCCGTCAGAGTCAAATGCCGCCCTCGGCGTGTGAGAGCCGTAGCCAGATGTTCTGATTCCCACGCTTTCATATTGCAATAGCGTCGGCGGACTAAACCAATAGCGCAGAGGTCGCCCGAGGTCGTTTATCTCAACGCCATGAATGATGCCGTCGCCGCGCACTCCGCCAAGCGGACTGGTAACCCAGTCGCCTTCGTTCAACTGGATTTTAGGGATATCATCTTCAATCGTCGGGAGCGCGAAAACATCGCCGTCCATCAGCAAGTGATGAATGACTGCCCAGCATTGATCCTGAAATGTGTGCATTTTTGTTGTGTCGCAGAGCGCTGGATTCTTCGCCCAATCAGACCACTCCTGCGAGATCACAGCGTTAATGTCTGGGTTGCCGGTCGCCGGAATGGGCATCGCCTGCTTGGCGATGTTGTCCGTGGCTCGCTCGAGCATTTGGCCGATTACCATGTCGTTGCGGATCATGTCGCGGCTGATTTCGCGGACTCGGCCGTAGTCGAGACCACCGGCGACGTGAGCATCGCCGGTGCCTCCGAGCCCGGTGCGGAGCGCGGAAAAACGAGATTGCTGGGCGGCCCGATAGCCAGCCCTAATCTTCGTCATATCTCCCGCATCACTCCTGATCATCAAGCTCTCCGGAAATCCGAGAAGTCTGCGTAGGTGACTCGATTACCAGGCCGATCCGATGGGCTGTAGGCGAGGACAAAAGAGCGCGCTGTTTTGATCTCTTCGGGGAGAAGGTCAACTCTGTAAGAAACAGCATTGGGGCCCTTCTGAGCGGTCTGCGGTTGGAGCTGAATGATGCGGCGAGCGGCCGCAATGAAGGCCTTGGCCTTGGTCACTCCCGCAGAGTTCGGGTAGGTGTCGTAATCAGCGTTTTCGCTGTACGCTGCCTCAGCTGCCGCTAGCGCCGCTTCAGCCTGAGATGATGAGAGAGTCATTCGCTTTTCTCGATTCTCTCGAGGAGCCAGCAAAGCGTGGCTTCCAGAGATTTGACTGGGGAGCCGTCTGAAATCGTGAGCGGCTCTGATCCTGTCGCCGTGCCACTCACGGCCTCATAAAGCCTCTTGAGCGTTTTTCCCGCGCCAGGCGTGAGGCGAATTCCGCTAATCCGGTGAGCCATGAAGCCCGCGGTCTCCGGAGCCAGCGGGACTTCGAGCAAAACGGGAGTGAGCGAATCAATCTCGGTGGGCATGGATCACCTGTAGGCCGCTAGAAAGTCTTGGCCGTTTCTCTGGAGGGTTTGTTGAGGCCGAGGCATTGGCGCCTGGGGACGCGTGGCGGGAGCGCCACGGGGAGTCTGATCAAGTTTGATTCCCTGGGCATTCCGCTGCCGACAGAGATTGAGTCGGTGCTCCTGAAGGACTTCAACGGGCGGAGCGTTGTGGACTTTGAGATGGTCCTTGAGAGCCATCTGGAGAACCGCGCAATCCCAGTAGTGGTTGGCGGCGCCGTGGCTGGTTGTGCGCCACATCTTCACGAGACCTTGCTTGGTCTTCGTGAAGACCTTGCGCTCAGCCGTCATCTGTTTGCCGTAGTCCTCATCAATGGTCGAGTTCTCTTCCCACTCCGAGGTCTGCCAGAGTTTTACGAAAAGAAGATCCTTGTAATGTTGAGTGTCAATTAATCGGAGAAGCACTCGCTTGAAGTATTTCGATCGCTTCGAGTTTGCGACGATCTCCCTCTCCATAATTGGCTGGGCCATGCGCTTTGCGCTCGGATAGCCCTTGGAAGGAAGGATTCTCTTGGGGTCTGATTCTGCGAATTTATAGACCCTATCGGTGATTGACGCTTCGTCCTTGTTCCCGCCGGCTAGGCCACCGCCAGAGTCAATCATGAGGCGATCGGTCTGCAAACGGAACCCGCCAACAGCCTCAAAGCCCTCGACGTTCCACCACGAATTTAAAGTTCGAGACTTGAGGTCCTCAAAGCTAAAGACTTTGCCATGATCGAGAAGACGACAGCGATCATCGGAGCCCCAGGCGCGCACCGTAAACCAGAAGTGATCGCGCTGACTGTCGGCAGTCGCCAGAATGGCCGCGGTCCAGTTGGGCGCTAGCGCCGGCGGCGTGGTAGTTCTTTTGACCGTGGCGTAGTCGAGCTTTAGAGACTCTGCGTCGAGCTCGTCCTCGAAGATCTCGCCCATCTCCTGATTGACGAATTCCTGGAGCTTCTCTGGATCGTTTTTGACCTTTAAGAACTTCTCGGCCAAAAGGTTGATGTCGGCCCACGGATTGACAAGGGATGAGAACTGGAAGGCCACGGAGGGCCCGAAGACGTTTTCAGGCAGCCCTAGAGACGACACCCATTCACCTTGAGCAATCATGGCTCGGCGATCGCGCTCCTCGTGTTCGTGCTTACACTCCGGGCAGCGAATCCGGGCGAGGCCGCCGGCGACAATCTGAGCGCCCCAAGAGAGATGAGAAATGTCCTCAGGCCGTTTCGGCCAGACAACGTGCTCCCATCGCACATGCCATCTCACGCCGCACTTCAAACACGGCATGAAGTAGTGCCGCTGGTCGGCGCACGCCTTAAAGCGCTTGTAGATGTGGCCGTGACTGAAGGTCGGCGTACTAACACATACAAACTTCCCGCGCTTCTTATAGGTCCTGATTCTGGCGCCTGCGAGCGATAGCGGATCTGCGTCTTTGCCTGAGTTCGTTCCGTATTTGTCGACCTCGTCACAAATTACGTAGCGACAGGGCCGAGTCGCCAGAGCCTGAGGAGATCCCTGAGTTGCGGGATAAATGCGCATCGACGTCAGCTTGATACCTTTTGCGCTGATGTCATACCGTCCGCCTGGCAAGGCCCATGGAATGGAATTTTTGATCATTGGGCCGAGGCGCTCGTCGATGGCCTCCTCGGCCGCATCCTTGGACGGCATCACCCATAGGCAAGGGCCAGGCGCAGCAGTAATCCAAAAGCCCAGGGCATTGCGAACGACCTCCGACTTGCTGGCCTGACTGCAGCACATCAAGGTCACTTCGGTGCAGCCGGGCGTGCTTAGGGCTTTCATGGGCTGCACCGCATAAGGAGTGACAGCATTGCTCCAGCGGCCCGGCATGGCGCTCTCAAACTCGGTGAGAATCCGATACTTCTCGGCCCACTCCGCAGCGTCGGAAACCCGAGCGGGTGAAATGATCTCGCGAGCGACAGAGAGAGATGAGAGGAGTTTGGGATTAATGGCCATCGACGAGCACCTCGCTCAGATCGTCGGCCAAGTCTGCGCGGACCTGCTGAACCCAATTCTCCAGTCTTTGATAAACCTCGTCGGGGTCGGTGAGGGCTGCCAGGGCATTGTTCTCAGAGGCCGGCAGTGCGTCCAGCCTGCCGCGGACCAGACCATAAAGCCTCGAGACGTAGCCTCGAACCTCCTCGATCGAGACAAGTTGGCCGAGCTCGCGATCGGCTTTGATCTTGTAGCCGCGGGCGAGCTCTTCTTCTTTGGCGATCTCAGTTGCGAGCTTGCGATGCTTGAGCTCGACCAGGCTCAGTTTGGAGAGCTGGGCGATTCGCTCGTCGGAGGGTCGGTAGCTCTCCTCCTGTTCGCTGGCTGGACCGACGGCCTGGTCCAGCTTGGTTTCATCCTCAGCTGTGGACAGGCCCGCTTGAGCAGCGCGCCAGGCCTTGCAGATCTCGAGGTCGAAGAGGTCGGGGGTTTTGCCGCCCTTGGCATTCCCTCCGCGCTGAGCCACGGGCATCCCAGCCTTGACTAGGTTGGTGATATGGCCCCTCGTCACACCGAAGGCCTTCGCGATTTCTTTTGAGGTGACCAGTTGCACAATGAATCTACCTCTTAGATAGCTCGGGGAAGGTTGCACCCGGCCCC